GCGATTGCAGAAGTGAATGAGCCGAGGAATAGTATTTATCGGCTCACGAACGTAGAAGGGGGTTACGTCGGTTCCCTTGTACCAGTGCTTTCCGCAAGATTCGCGGAAGGGACCTCGCCAAAACGACTTCTTGGGGTTAACCTTGAAGCCGAAGAAAGCGAAGGTCCTAGCTAAGAAGCCAGCAACTGCAGTGGGGACAATTATATCGTCCCCATACACGGAAACCGCGCCGCGTACTCCCAGATGGCGCTTACACGCGTGAGCAAGAGCCCAAAAGATAAGGGTCTCAAGCTCGAACGTGAAAGCATTTCCCATACTGGAAAACATGCTCAGTTCCACCCACTCACCTTCTACACAGCATTCCTTGCTGCGTATATCGTTGAGGTAGTGGAACCAATCAGAAGGCAATAGGCGGAAGACCAAAGCATTCGATATAGTATCGGATGCAGAGGACAAGTCTATGGTCGCAAGCGACCCTAGACTGCCTATTCTGGCCAGCTGTTGATTAACAGTCTGATCAGAGAGGTCCAATCGACATACGGACCTAAGTCGGCGACGAATAAACTCGCCAACTCCCTTCTGAAGAAACATGTTAAGACCGGGCTCCTTTGCGGCGCACCGGTCTATCTCCGCGGTTTTCGGCACGGTGAACAACACGCTACCTCTGACGATTTCGATCGCTAAGGGCGAACCCCTAGCATCGTCAGATATATGCTTCCAACCTTCCATCCATGTGCGTAGTAGTTGCACATAGGGAAGAGCAGTTGCAGTAGCGTGTGCTTCCTCCATGAACTTCTTTCCGACTAGACCGTCTTCACGAGCGAACTTGGTGCTTGCACCCGAAGTAAAGGTGCCAAGCAAGATCTCCAGTGAAGGGCCATCTGGCCCAACAAAAGGAGACTGACCAAGAACTCTGATGATGTACTGTCTCGCTGTATCAAGAAGTTGATCAGACGAAACAGTTGCGTCTCTCTTACCTGTCAGCCCAAACTGAGCATCAAGGCAGGTAAGACGCACGTTGGTCTTTTCGTTACGAAGTTCCGCGAGCCGCCATTTGCTAATGGCAGCTTGTTCACGATCCTTGGCCCCCAACTTGAGCTGGGGGTTGAGATACTTGGAGAAGATCTCCTTCTCTAAGTACGAGTACTTGAATCGTTCGGCTTTGCTGGTAGAACCAGCAACCCATTCACGGAAGTGTGAATGAAGGTCAGAACGAATCTCGTCCTCAATCGCTTGGAGGATCGCAACGGGGTATTCTCGCCCCGCGTTTGCTTGCCTTCTGGGTCTATGACTCCGGAAGTTCGTCATGGGTTAAACCTCATGATGACAACAACGACGTGGATCTCAGAACCCAATTATGGGCTCGGAGAGTCCCTTGAAGCGTCTCCTATCCGCCGTGAGGTGGACAGGGAACGTTCTCCAATCGGCGACGATATCTGGCACGTTCATCCACTGACTTTGTGAACGAACGTTCAGACTTTCGACCTCACACTGAATCCAGCAGTTCAGCTGGTCCAGACGCCAATCCGTCAGAGCAGGGTTGTTGCACTCTGCAACATCTTCCCTCACGACGGCAGTAAGTTCAAACAAGAGAATGTTGAACTTATTGTTACAGGCACTCAAAGCTCCCTGTAGAAAGGAGCGATGAATGGACTGTAGGCGTTCCAGAATCTCAGTTTTGAGGTAGTCGCCGCTAAGGCCGACAGACATCGTTTCCATGGTTATCCTATGGTCTCGAGTCCAACACTACGAAGTAGTGTGGTGGTACAGTGCTTAGAGATTCTTCTTAAAGCACTGATCGATGAACAGGGTGAGGATTCTTCCCACCAGGTTCCAGAAAGACGTCAATAGACGTCCTCCAGGTCCACCACGGCCTTATCGACCATCGCCTGACCGTCCGAAAGGGCGGTGTAGAGCATGCCGACCATGTCGTCACGCTCCTGGCGGGTCGAACGAACGTCGAAGTTGAAGTCGATGTTCGCATACGCGGTCCGAACGACCTTCGGCGAATCGATGCCGTTGATCGTCTCGGTGGCGACGACAGGGATCACCAGTCGCAGATGGACCTTCCGCCGATCGGCGGACTTCCGACGCGAGATGGTGAACTTGCTGTCCCCGACCTTGACACCATCACTCTCCACGAGAGTGGCGACCCCGTTCGGGATCCCATTCGGCGTGAAGGTGTGGTTGACGGGAGTAGTCGCCCTGTCCGTAAGGATCAGGTTCGTGATAGCTGGCATATTGTCAGTTCTCGTGTTCCGAAAACCCTTATGGGCTCTCGCCTGGCTAAGCCTAGGATTACACGTGAGGCGGTCACGCACCGTGTAGGAGA